AATTTTCTTACCATCCTGATCAACCCAAGCAAAAGCAAGAGGTTTATTCTTACCCTTACGGATCATATTACCAGGAACAGTATATTGCTTACGGATCATAGACAACCAGTTACGCATTCTGAACGGCGAGGTATGTGTGATTCCACCACCACGCTTAGACAGTGTCTGCTCAACCGGTGAATAGTCTTTTGACCAACGTGTTCCAGCTGCAAGCTCGTCAGACGGTACAAACAGAGTGTCGTCTCCAGTATTAAGCTGTACACAGTAAAATACACTGGTACCACGACTAATCGGATCGTCAACAACCATAAGTTTGTAAAGATCTGGCTTCTCGCCTACAATTATATCAGTCCTCTCGAACAGCCGCTCACCAAACTCCATCCAGAACGTACTACGTGCGATACCTGCACGAGTAGGAGTGGATGATAAATCTGATTCATAATAAGCAATAAGAGGAATGTTTTTCTCGTCTGCACCTTGGAGCAGCCAATCAAAAGGCACATCATCATTGATGTACATAACAGGAAATTGGTTTATGAAACTAACCACATCGTCTCCACCGAGGTTTACTTTGTAAATATGCTCGATTACCTCAGAGACTAGCTCTGGCTGTTGCATATAAAGAGCACCAAGGTGGTTGTCAGTAGTTAACCCGGACCAATCCTTAGGATCAAGTGTTTGTAATTTAGATATTAACATTTATTCAAATTTAGCGGGTTAAGTTCTTTAATATTCTTTTTTCGTTCTAAAAGGCTCCATTGACCTTAAAATATCTTTAGACGTAGGTTTTTCTGAAGTAGTAGCTGGATCTCCAGTCTTAGAAACATCTCCGCTCTTAAGTTTCTTCTGTAAATCAGCTACTGCTCCGCTCTTAGCAGAGGTGGAAATTTTGTCCCATTTATCATCAAATATTCCAAGAGTGTAAAGGTATGACAACGTAAGATCAAATTTAGTAGGATCTTCAGCTCTCTTAGCGTAAACCGAGTTTAAGTATTGACCATCTGCAGTTTGTGCTGCAGGAGTAGTAAGTGCCTCATACATCTTATTCTTAGTAGGTGCATTTACCTTCATACCAGGAATTACTTCCTTTATTCCATCAATACTAGTTCTCAAGTTTGCCAGAGCCTTTCTATTCTGTGCATCTAAATCCTTATTACGTTTATCTGCGTCCTCTTTACTCTTCTTTAGGTCATCTGCCTGGGTTTTTTGTAGTCTCTTAAGTGACGATTTGCCACGAGCCTCCAGTTTACCCAAACTATCAATGTCTTCAATTGTTTCCTTAATTTCTTCTGAGGAATAGCCTCTAGCTACCAAATCGTCTTCAATCAGCCTTTTACAAAGACTATCATCGTCTGACAGTTCCTCAACTTTGACGGAAGAGTAGTTCTGTTGCTTAGCTTTTACCTGGAGATACTTTTCTAAGGAAACTCCTTTCCCAATCGCATCTATTACATCACGCTGTTCAGGAGAAAACTTGTTCAACTCTTTATCAACTTCACCATTTATGGTTGTGCCAATAAGGCTAAATAAAGCTTCAACTTCTCCAGATTCTTCAGCTAATTTACTAAACTCTTCTTCATCAAATGACGTTAATACCCCTTCTTCGTAAAGTGCCTTTGCGAAGGTGGAGTATGGAAACTTAGAAGAGTCTGCACTCTCTCCAGAAGGGGTTTCTTCAGTTGTAGTGTCAGTATCTTTAGTCTCTCCCGTATCGTCAGTCTCCGTACCGTCGCCTCCAGTATCATCGGTAGTTGTATTATCTTCGGGCTTCTCACTACCCTTAACGTCATCTATGCTGTCTACTACAGTATCTTCTTCTCCCGTAGTACTAGTAGTATCACCAGTCTTATCTGGTTCATCCTGTTTGGTCTCTGCTGGCACCTTTGAGGTGTCAACAGGGGTAGTCAGGTCTACCTCTGAATCAAATAATTCAAGTCCCATACTCCATATGTTAATTTATTACGTACAAATATAATATCTAAACCACTATTACTCCAAACTAATAATTAGTTTTCTTTATTGTTTAATAGCACTTTCTGCATCGTCTACCTTTGCCAAAGTTTTAATCATCTCTATTTCGTCTGGAGTAAAATCTTTTTTAAAACCAGCCTTATGAGCAACCTTATTAAACTTTGTCAATACAGATTTCACCAATTTTATTTCATTTCCTAGGGTTCCACTCTCACTAAATACCAAAGTGAGGGTATTCTCTTTGTAAACCTGTGGCATATTTCCTGTTATTAGTGGGCAGTACTATTCAAAATATTCTTACTTTTAGGCTTAGCGTACCTATCTCTACCAGAACCACCACAATCCCTACATCTGAACTCATCATAAGTATTCATAGGAGTAGAGTAAATTCCTATTAGTTGCATATCTTCACTTCCACATGTTGGACATACTCTTTTGGAGCTGTCAACGAATAAACCTAAGTTAGGATGGGGTTTAATCCAGGCTCTGAGTTCCATATAAACATCTTCCAGAACAACAATATCTTGTTTATTGTAGGCAAGCATATCTCTTAGACTCTGAGGATCAGCATCTAGACACCTCTTCCATAAGGCGAAACCATCATTTTCAAGCTTTCTTTCTACCCCTAGAAAATCTGCGGCAGCATCCAAACTATTGTGTGGCAAGTTAAACCTGTGCTTAAGCGTATCCAAGGTATCAATAGATTGGTAAGAAGAAGGCGGGTCATACCCGTGCTTCAAGAACCGTGTGTTTATTGATGGACCATCAAACCTTCTTCCATTATGCCATATTATTATATCTGCTTCGTCAAGAAGTTGCCACAATTCCCCAAGGAGTTTGTGGTCATTCTGGAGAATCATTTCTTTTTGGGTCATTACCCTTCCACTTACTCCAGATTCCAAAATCCATTTATAAGAATACGAAATAATAAACCACTCCTCCAGTATTTGTATTGGGTTAATATTTTCCTTCCAAAACCTCCATACCAACGCCTTAGTTGGAGCAGTTTCAATATCTAATACCAATATTTTTGCTTGATGTTTCGTTGGTATTACAAAACCGTCATTTTCCTTAACACTAATCTTATCCACCTTTCTTAAGGATAATAAATAACCTTTAATAGCAACAACATCATTGCTATTTACTTTCTTTCTAATTGTTGACTCATCCAAATCAAAATCAGATGCAGTTTGTGCAATGGTTTTATAAGAACAAATAAACTCACCACTGCTACGATATTTATAAACAGTTTTACCCATACTAAAATTTAAATTTTTTCTTATTAGGTATTTTTAATAACTTATGTCGTTTACCCTTGCATACCGGGCATCTTAATTTACAAGTAGGTACGTTAGAATAGTACACAGCTTCACACTTAGAATTAGTGCATTGATATTGGTTCACACCTTTTATTTTTTAGAAGCAGCAGGCTTATTAGCAGCCTTCCTTTGGATGCTTTCCCTAGCCTTGTTACTCCTAATAGTTTCATCGAGAGCTTCTTTCTTAGCTGTCCTATCATCAACTAACTTAGTTTCCTTAACAACCGTCTCTCTCTCTTTAATTGCAGCATCTTCTGGGGGAGTTTCATCTGGTTCAGTCTCCTCACCAGTCTTATTAAGAACTGCTATATTCCATTTAAGATCTCGCTCTGCCTGCTCACCCTCAGCCTTCTGCTCCAATTCAGCTTGGGCCTGCTGTTGCTCAACTTGGGCCTGCTGTTGAGCCTGCTGCATTCTTTCTTCCTCAGCTCCCTGAATCTTGCGCCTGACGCTAGAAACACTATCTGACATGTAAATTGTCATAATGTCAGAGAAGTTAAGTTTATCGTTTTGCAGACCAGCCTGAGCCAGAGTTTTAAGTGCAGTCATTAGTTCTGTATCGCTTGAAGCATTAGAGACTACTACACCGTATTCTGCAGAGGCAAAAGACTCTCCATCCAAGTCTAATACCACAGTAGTCATATCGTCCAGTATATATTGGCGCTTCTCCTTAGAATGCCTCCATGCATACTTAGCCGTCTCCAGAAGAGCCTCAAGTACCCTAACCTTAGTAAGGTCGTGAATGAAGAACCATTTCTCAGTAATGTGAGAGCTCTGTGTTACAGCCCTTTCAGTATTACCAACAAGTTCTCTTTGTTCTATCTGACCCTGGCGTTGTGGAGAAACTCCTGAAATTTCATCAACATGTTGCTTAATTACTTGCAGCATGCCTATGTTAGATTGAATATAGTTACCTAATTCTAAATCCATTGATGTAGGAACCTGGTTAACTGTACCGGCCATTGTCCCTTTAGACGACTCCTTAAACCCATCAACCACAGCTACTCCCATTGTATTGAAGTAGTACATCCAGGTATCCATATCCCAAGTGTCTGGGATTAGGTGTAGAGGTAAGAACCCGATCTTACCTTTATTCTTAGTAATTGCTAGTTCTGTATTGTACATCAAAGCGTTGTACAGGTACTGGTAGGGTTTCAGGTAGCTCATCATCGACATTGCCACACTAGAGTTAATATTATATAATGACCCAACAAATGGACACAGGCTCTTAGAAGGATTGGATATATTTGTACCTAGCCTTGGTAAAGGCTGCATCTTGACGAAAATATCCTGTCCAATACGAGTACCTTCCCACCACTCATTAACCCATTCCCACTTAACCTCTTCTCCAGCTTCTTTGTCAATTGGGTGATTCTCGTCAACCCATTCTACCTGTTGGTCACCATCCTCATCATAATATGTGAGTTTACCAACCTTCCTGCGTGATCTCCAAACCACCTGGGTAACTCTGATGTTCCCTTTAGTATCATATGCACCACCAAAAGCATTCAATAGCCCCATCGAAGGTACCACAATAGTATCTCCAAAAGCTTCATACATGTAGTTCTCTGGAATTTTGATATTCCGATTGGTAGGATAATTGACAATACTAGCAGCTTTATTAATCTTATTACCGTCCTCTATGCTGGTAATATCATCACCAGTTAAGAATTCATAATAATCATCAATAACCTGACCAATACCGTGAAAACCGTCCTTAATAATAATATCAGAATCTTCAATGAAGATTGAATCACCCGACCTTATCGAAATAAGGTTAAGTGGGTTTTCCTTGGTTACGGTAGGCTCGCCACTGATAATCTGTACCGAGTAAATCTCCTCACCACTAATAAGCGCATCCTCAAATCCACGATTAAATTTATGTTGTAGCGCTTCAGTCTTCCATAACACTGACAAGATCTGAGTAGACATCCTTTCCCTCAAGTCTTGAGCTTCATAGAGCCTCCAATCATTAAGCTTCTTAAGTTCTTCCTGAGCATTCTGCTCATCAAAACTATCAGCCATAATCTTATCAGACATGAATCTCAGATACTTATCTTTAATAAGTCTCTCCTTATCAGTAATAGCGTCATCGTTTTTGACAACAACACGATAATCAAATCTGCGTTTTAGTTCCTCACCAACAAGTAAATCCATCTTAGGCTTACTAAGAGCATAGTTGCGCATCTCCACAGGGAAGTCGGCCCCTTTAATTTTCCAGGGATTAACTATCCTCTCCACATCTTGTGGATCTAAGATATTATTAGCTAAATTGTAGTTTACCTGCTTCTCATAAAACGTTGCACGTAATCCTTGGTTGTCGGTGTAGTTAACCAGCTCTACGCCTGCTTCGACACACTCCTTCGCCCACTTATCCCCTTTTTGTCTAAGTGTCTTCTTTTGCGATGGAAATAAACTTATTGATGCCATAATTTTTAAATTCTGATACAAAGATAGTACATTATCGTCCTAAAACCAAATTTTTTTCACAGTTTTTTTATTGGTACCCTCATGTCCCTAGCTCTAAACTGCTCATTACCAGGAGAATGTCTCTTAAAAAAAGGATCGTTTAATATGCTTTTTTGTACTGAATCTTGCCTAACTTTGACCACCATGAGGTCCTCCCGGTAGATCATAAGCATCCCAAGACTAGAAATATCATCGAAATTATCATGTTGGTTATAAGAAATAATTTCCCTCAACAAACCAAGACTTCTTATCTTATCCATATTAACTATTTCAGAACCTTCATCCTCTCCATAAGCCCTACTATCCATCCAGGTTTGTGCTAACTCTCTACCCCAAGCATTAACAATCTCATGTGGAGCAGTCCCCTTCGCATTATTACCTGCTGTATTAGCTTTACTAATCCCCTTCTCCTTCAGAATCTTAGGCTCATCACAAAGTAGATGTAAGCAGTGCTTGTTGTAGAAATAACCATAAATACCTTTATTGGACCTCTCGTAGTTTGCCGTAGCGGAGTAGTACTTCAACATTCTCCTACAGGTTTCGTAGAATTGGTTGGCTGTTGGCCTTCCCTTGAAGTGAGCTACTATCCTATCTGTTAGTCTGTCAAGTATTTGTATTGATCCCAGAGAATCTGTCGTTGACTCGTCAGCATCGTAACTGTCGATCCCTGCTATGTAACGTAATGGAAATACCCTATCATCACCACCCCTAACTGGGTGCTCATAAATCTCAATACAACCCTCAACGTAGTTCCAGTCCTTAATAGGATATTCCCTCAATGGAATACCAGTCGGGTCATACTCATATGTTACAACACCAGACTCAGGCTCAACAGTAAGTTTACTAATGTAAATTGAGTCTAAGTAAGTACTTCTATTAGTAAGAATAGTATTTAGTCTCATCTGTGCCCTGAGGCCGTCAAACGGAGAAGAGCTAATTCTTAAGAAGGCTTCCCTGGGCGAATTATGTGTCCAAATCCCATTAGCTCCGTAATAACCACACTCGGTAGTTAAGTTGTACGTTAAATCGTTTCTTGTAAATTTAATAGACTTAATAACATCGAACGACCTATCAATGCGTAATTTTGTTTGATAAGAAGCGTACTTATCTAATACCTCATTCTTTCTTTTAGATGTAAACCTAATTTCTTCAGCAAAAGTATTTACATAAAAAGCGTCAATAAACAAGGACCTTTGTAAAAAAGTGCGTCCTTCCCTATTAGTTTTGTTAGAAACTTTATTTGTAGTGTAAACCCCAAACCCAGAGAGGAGGAGGGATACTCTTTCTAGAAAACGTTCGTGTTTAGAAGCAATCCCTATCCTTTTAACACTGTTATAAATACCTCCGTCAGAGTCAAATACTCCGTTCAAAAATGCTGCAACTACTGACTTTGGACTGGCCATTATGTAATATGGGACATCTACGTCTCTTTTCAACCGTTCTTGCGTCTGACTATAATACACGAGATTTAATCCCATCATAAAGAACCGTAAACTTTTAGAGGTAATTCTTATTCTAACACCCCCATCTTTTTTCCCCATAATTTCGGGCTTAGCTGTCTTACCAAAGAATCTATCTGTTAACTTAAGATACTTATTAATACTCTCCTTATCTCTTTTATCAAACGACATCCCAAGTTCATATTGAAAATGCTTACCTGAAAAATGACCATCTCCCATATACAGACCTATAAACCAGGCCAGCTCTTCATCAATAATAATATCTGATGACATAATTGGAAGATCAGTACCAACCCTAACCGTCTGATATTCTTTCCCAAAAGAATAAGGAAAAAGTTTAACTTTATCTCCGGCCCTAAACTTAGACAATTCTTTATATTCATTACCGTTATAAATATGATGGTTTAAAGTACACTCCAACCTTCTATTATTTTCAGTAACAACTTCGTACAAATCTGCATACCCATTCTCTATTTTGTCTCTAATAGTTGATATCTCCTTAGTACCTTTCTCATAACTAACAAGAGTATGAGCACTAACACACTTTGGCTGTTGGGTAATAAACCTGCGGTAAGCTACCCTAGAGCCTCTCTCACGAAGCTTACGCTTAGCATCTAGTGAGTCTTCTGTTAACTGTCGGTAAGAATTACCTTGGGCGTCAACAAGTAAATGTTTGCTCTTATGAACTCCGGGCAAATACCACAAATCATCAATAAACCAACCACAATCCCCAGTTGCATTCTCATCGTAAATATTCTCGTAAGTCTTTAGTCCATAAGGACTTGGGTCATAAAATAGCTCTTCTAAGTCCTTACCACCAGCTTCCACATTACCCCCAGTACCCCAGATCAGTGGTACACCGGTCATAATATCACCATCACGAAACGTTGGCTCTGCAATAGTGTAAGCATCCAACAGGCCTTTAAACTTACCTGCCTCCTCGAAACACATACAGTCAATACTATCACCAATAGTCTTAAAGGGGTCGTCTTTAAAAGACTTAGCCTGAACCTCAGACATAAATCCATCTTCAGCTTCGACTCCTAATTCATTTGTGTAAACAAAAGACGCTCTAAAGTGGTCTCTTCGGTTTATCTTCTGGCGGCGCTTCGCCCAGTCAGTATTCTTATTAATATGGTTTAGTCCAAAGTGTGTACCGTTAAGAAGTGTCCCATAATGAACAGCCTCGTAGGAAGCTATGACGGTGTGTGACGTAGGAATAAAATTGAAGTTGTAGTTGATAATCCCGCCACTATTAAAAAAGGTAAGTCCCTTACGCCTGGATTTAGCAATAGCTATTCCTTGTAACGACTTACCTCTGTGAGGGCCCTCAGCAAAACACTCCTCAAGTTCCAATCCTAAGTAATACTGGTGGTCTAAGAATCTGGGGAAGGTAATAATCTTCTTAGCACCCTCCTTCTCTAACCCAGTAATTAGGTCGATAGGTCGTGCTCTTATTAAAGTAAAATTAAGGAAGAAATAGTGTCTACCAGAAATCCTTACACCACCAACAGAATACCCCTCTCTACACCTCCTCTCTTGCTCATCCCAATACTCAGTCCAATCCTTACTACCATAAGGAGCACTTGTATAATATCCATAACGTAAAAAATGTCTAGCCTCCTCGCTAAATACTGTTGAGTTAATAAACTTTAAGTATGTATGATTAGTATTTCTAATGGGATTTGGTGTACCTTCTGGCCACCTCTCCGCTACAATAGGTTCTTTACGCCGTCTTCCCATACTATCTTTCTATCCTAAATATCTTCCTAAGGATAACCTCTTTCTTATTACCAATAATACCATTGTTCCTAAGCAGGTTTTCCAACTTAATGTAGTATTCCTTAATAGATCCCCTACTAAGTAGTTCCTTAATAAGGTCTTCGTTTGTAGCTTTTTTAATATTCATTCTAATTGGTCTTCTTAGGTACTTCTCTCAGAGCCAACTTACCTTTTCCCCTAATATTAATATCCTCTCTAATCTCCTTTTCCACCATTTCCTCTAGAGTTTTAAGCCCTTTGATAAGCCCACCTAATTTAGAAACATTGTTAATAAGAGTCTCAGTAAACCTACCTGTTTTATCAGTAGTTACATCAACAGTTCTGAAATACTTACGTATCTTGTGTAAGGCTACCCTGGCATCCTGTAGGACACCCATTGAAGCAGTTTGTTGTAACTCATTGTACTTCTTAATGGCGGCCTCAATCCTATCATTGGGTTTCCAACTCTTCTTGCTAATAACATCCTTCTTCACCCTCTCTCCCCTAATTTCTGGGTCATATTGTCTGTAAACAGACTGATAATCAGCCATATAATACACATAAGCAAACTCTTCTACTGCCTTGGCCTTAGTTCTGGTGGAATCATCTTCCCAAATATCTTTAAACTCTTTAATAAGAAGAGCCTCAGGAGTAGCTATTACCCTGTTATGATCCACTGTAAATAAATTCATTTTACTAAATCGTTGTCGAAACTGTCTACCTTCTCCCCATTAAATATCGACTTCTCTGGAGACATGTAGGTTGAACGTCTCTTTGAGAAGGCCTTCTCCTCGACTACTACATCTGCTAGTAACCCCTTACACTGATCCACCGTCTTGTTAATTTTATCCTGCCACTCAATTTTAACCTTAAGTGGTTGTAAATGAATGGTCTTCTGTATTTCCATGCAGGTAATAATGTGTTCAAAGAATTTTGTGTCTACGCAAATCATGCCGTCTCCAATTTAGTATATTCCTTCCTCTTCCTGGACTTTTCCTTCATAGTGCGTATATATTTTTTCCTTCCAGGAGTAATAACAAACTTACCTAATCCTGAGATTAAGAAGGTTGGGTAATATTCAGCATCAGTGTCTAACTCATTCATTACTCTGTATCGAAGAAATCTGAATGGTGACCTCACAATATCATTAACCGTAGCGGTAGAAATATCATACTTCTCTGCTAAAGTCTTCATAAACTCATGTGTAGTCTTACGATGCATCACCTGTAGCATTAGACAAAATAATTCTAATCACTACTTCGTCGCTTTTCCTGGTTAAGGGCGTTACTTGAATGTGATAATCAATCTCAGGGTGCTTTTCTGTCCACTCTTTCAGCCTTTTCGTGATAATGTGGAAAAGGGAGATTCCAGCCTCAGTTGTTGTCTTGTAATTAACTTCCTTCTTCATGTTTCGGTAAATCGTTAAACTCTGGTTTATTTTTCAACATGTAGGCAATAAACATTGCGTTACACTGTAAATGTCCTATGTGTGGCTCCCCAGACTCAGGGTCATCCATTTCGCCCCTTAGAAGGGCTGTAAGGTGCCTTAAAAGGGAATCTGTCAGCTCAGTAATAGGTGAACCACGCTTCCAGTTGTCTTCACCAGAAGTGAAGAGTTTAGGCACACTTTCGTTTGTTATCGAAACGTTGTAAATAAATAACTGCTTCAACAATATTGTCAATATTTTCCTGTAACAATCCAATTCCCTGGTTGCATTTACCACAAAGTATTCCTCTGAATAACCCAGTTTTATGGTCGTGATCAATGTGTAGCCTTTCTTTGCTTCCACATATTTCACAGCCTTTTTCACATTCTTCTGTGTAAAAACTTTCGGTGATTCCATATCTAGAAAGCCTTCTAAGAAAGTCTGTCCTTTTACGCCTTTCAACATACTCTGGATCTTCATTTCTTTTCTTACTTCTTTCGCTTTCTTTTTGCCTGAAATCAGCACTTGATCTGTACTTTTCCTGGTAATGTTTAACTTTCTTAGCAACTTCTGGAGAAAGTTTAATTCTTTGTCCTTCGTAACAGGCTCCACACATTCCTTTGGATTTAATAAATCTAATCTTTCCACACTTCCCACATTTGACTTTTGGTCTACCTTGTTTAGTGTAGCAAGCATTACACATCTGCTTAGCGACAATTCTTCCGTACTTATCACACACGGAACACGTACCTGTTTTTGGCATATTTCGTTAAATGTTTCTAGGTTAATATCATAATATTTAGAATATTTTGTGGCCCCATGCATCATCACCCGAACCATCGGTTCCAAGGATTCAAAATCCAGGAGATGCCATTGTAGTTTGTCTGAGTTGTACCTATCGGCTCGATCCATTAGAACAAATCTATTCCTAAACGATGTAGAATACCATAATTTTCCTTACCGCCTAACGCCATAACTTGCGCATTTCTCAAAACCTTCTTACGTTGTATTGGATGATGATTTTTATTAATATACTGAGATAGTGCAAAAGCAGATCTATAGAAGTCTTTGGGTTCTATTCCAAACCAATGTTTTATGTGGTGATTCCAGAAACTACTATTAGTACACTGACTTTTATTTCTCATCCACTTTACTTTATAGCCAAGGTTACTACCATGACCACTCTGGATGAAAGAGTTTTTTAACTTTTTCTTTAATGAAAATGGTCGAACTATCTGGGGCATTGTTACTTCCTTAGTATCCTCAAGCTGCACAAACTCACTTCCAAGAGGGACACTAATTGGTTCTGCGTAACTAATCATATCTCTTCGTTGTTGTAGTAAATAAAATCAACAATAGAAACATCACAACTACCACTAATTAATTGTGGTGGATTGACCGGAACCCCTACATGATTAGTAGAGCTGTAAAATAAGAGCCCTAGCTGTCTCATGTAGAGAACCAAATCAGACATATCCATACCGGTTGGTACAGACGCTACATCATAAGAAATAATACTATCACTCATAAAACTCAAAATTAAACTTCTGTAAATATTTAATCACATATTTAGGATTAATCTCATTATCAACTAAAATATTGGTCTTCCTAAGTTTAGTTAGGACGTTCCTAAACAGAGCAGGTGAAATATCCAAGTCTTTCACCACCCTGTCCCTATTCTTAGCATACAATAAAACCTCCGTACCCTCATTATGGATTTTTAATAATTCTCCAAACACCTGAAGCTCTCTCCTCTTCAGTTTATCAAAGGGTGGTAGAGAACTAAGCAGGTGTAGTGCCTGGTGAAAATAGATGTCTGTGTTAGTCTTGTACTTCATTACTTGGCATCTTCTAATAGGCACCACTCTGGGAAAGTTTCGTCCCTAATATGTTTCCACTCAATCATTCTCCCAGCTGGATGATTAGCACAGTAGTATTCTACATACTTAGCTCCATCTTCCTTAACCATTGTTACTGGAGAAGGGGAACAGTTTGTACATTTATCAATGTACCACCTCTTAACCTTTCTAGCAGCAACATTCTCTTTATTTTCCATAACCTAAGATGTTTGGGCATTTTTAACTACCTCAATCTTTGGGGTATCTGTAGTAGTAGCTTCAGAATTAGCGGCGTCTTGCGCCTCCTTCATCTTCTGATTAAGGTCTATGACCTGTGTATTTAACCTGTGCTTATCAAGGGACAACTTAAGGTTCTCAACTTCCACCTCCAAAACTTCGTTCTGCTTTTTCATGTGGTTGATGTAACCCTTACGTTGTCTCTCAGCCTCTTGGGCTTCTTTTAAGGTGGGCTGCTTTTGCTCCTCCTGGATTGGTGCAGACTCTTCTGGTGCTGCTTTAACTTCATCACTCATAATACTTAACTCGCTTTAAAAATATGAATACTCCAACTTTCAAGTACAAAGATACGAATCTGAAATAGACTTGTCAAGTTTTTTGACAACTATTTTTAGTAAAAAATACTAACTACCTGGAAATCAGGGAGAATAATTTTATAAGTTACAAACAAAAAAGGCCCCCCTGTGCGGAGAGCCTTAATTATGAAGCCTTAACTAACTTAGAATAGTCCACCCTGTAAATAACGAAGTGGGATGAGAAGTCTATTTTGGGGAGAGATCCGACCTTATTCAAAAGCCCATTCAATCTGCTGGTATCAGAATATCCGACCGGATAAAGTACCCTGGCCTCCTCCTCCTCAATCTCAGCCCAGATATATTTCTTGTGAGCATCTGATTTCGGATAAACTTTGTAAGTAATGGCATCGTTAACCCTAATTAATCCTTCTGTCATGTCGCCTTATTAAAATACAAAGATAATACATTTTGAGTTAAAAGTCAAGTAAAAATACGTCATTTTGGAAGTTATTTTTCAAGTGTAAACAGAAAACAAAAGCCCAGGGGGTAAACTGGGCTAAGGTCCACCAGACAATGCCTGGCTTTATGTGAAGGTCCTCACATCTATCTTAATAATATTATGTTGTTATGAGCTATTTCTTAAAAGACACTATTATGCCCCCCAAAACGCATGGTCTGCGAAATGTTGCTCTTCATTACCAAACTTCACCCTGGTGTACGCTAGGCGTGTTACCGCTGTGCACCGACGTGAGAGCCTTCAATGTGTTTTAAACTCACCCCAGGGCTTATATTAGCAACCTTTTTGTAAGTACCGGAGAAAACCTCACTGTTATTTACAGCTACTAATCCGATGTCAAGTCCACTTAGTGGTTACCCCATATGGACGGTGTCAAAATTCCATTGACCTTACGAGTACAAAGATAATACATTATTCTTCGATTTCCAAATAAAAATGCAATTATTTTTTGCAGTTTTTGCAAATCGCCTGAGTATCAGGGAGAATAATTTTCAATAAAGCGCTTAAGTATCACTAATTAAGAATCATTCTAAGAAAAATCATTTGCGAAACACTACATAAAGTGTTAAGAACTGTGAATAAAAAATTATTTTTTAAAAAATTTGATAAGTGTAACAAATATCCACTACTTTTGTTACATAAG